TCTTCACTACCAGCAGTTATATTAGGGTGGAATTGGCAACAATCTAATCCTATAGAGTATAAGTAAGCCTTATAATGTTTATAAGTTCTACTATGTCTGAATTCTTTTATAGCAGAATCTAAGAAAGCCTTATACTCCTCTAAGTTATAAGAACCTTCTTTAGTTAATGCAAACTGTATATCAAATTCAGCATTAGGAGAGGTTAAAATTGGATTATTCTCTTTATTCTCTACAAATACATTAGGAAATAGATTAGTATTGGTATACATTCTATATTTTCCCTTCTTTTTAATATATAAAGTGACTTATTTATATGTTGCACGCTTAAATTAGAGCATAAGTCCTTAAAATTATTGTTTGAAAACATCAGATTAAATACTTTAATCAGGCAGGAAGGAGAGTAATTATGCCTTTTGAATTCTCTGAGGATAAATTATCTACTCAAAACCCTTTCATCGATTTATTGCTATATAATCTTAAGATTTTAGCATATAATTGCGTTATAAAAGAGCAGAATAAAGCAGATAAATATGAAACAAAAGATTCTTTATATAATGCATCATTATATATTTCTTGTATAGAAAACCATGTCGAACTTCCTATGTTTGACAATATCAAATATCCTAGAGATATTATGATAGAAGCTGGAATGACCAACCACCAAATTTTTATTTATGAAGAGTTTGGGAAATCATATAGAGTACCCGAAAATATAGCTCCTAAGCTTACTGAATTGCTTAGAAAATGGTATATCGATACCTATATGCATGATAAGGAATTGAATCAATATTATAGAAATCTTATGGGTATGCCTGCTATTGGAGAATGGGGTTTACCTATATCTGAATTTGAATTTATGTTTCCTGATTCATTCTCTTATGATAGATCTTTAACTTTCATGCACGAATTACCTAATGGGTCTATTAAAGAATTAAATGATTTAGGAATTCTAGATTCTATTCTCCTTACATATCCTGAGCATAAATATCTTAAAAATAAAATCTATGATTTAAATATTTATGAAATAAGAAAGAAACTTGACTTCCAGATATTATGGCATCCTAATGAAACAATGGTTGATTCTAATGTAATGGAAGAGTTTCTTATTAAATATGCACAAAATAGAAGATTTCTTATAGAAACTGTATATTCTTATGCTATGGAATTAGAAGAGCCTAATTACCATGATATGATGGTAATTTATCTTGTTCTCTCTGTAATGATAGATATGCTTGTAGATGCACAAGCTCATATTATTAAAAAAGATCTATTAGATAGAAGATGTATAGAATATATCTTTTCTATGTATGGGGTTCCGTATTATAGGGAAATACCTATAAATTTCCAAAAATCTCTTTGTAGAAATATTCATAATCTTTGTAAATATAAATCTTCTACAACAGAAATGCTTAATCTTATCAAACTATTTGATACTAAGAATAAGTATAATATTAAGATTTTTAAGTATTATCTTTTAAAACAAAGATTATTAAATTCTCATGATGAGTTTGAATGGAAATCTAAAAAGGTTTTAAAAGGAAACTATAATAAGGATTTAGAAGAGCAGCATATTACCGTAGATATAACTACTACACCAAAAGAATATGCAGTTCCTAAAAATATAGAATTATATGATTCGAATATCTATAGCAATAATAAGAATATTAAATATATGGTAGAAGGTAAGAAACCTGCAGCATCTAATAACTTAGAAGCTAGAATGGCTGCCGCTTCTACTATAGCATCTATTAATAAGATTAAGTTCGATTTGACTTTGTTTGGCCAAGATCCACCTCAAGAAAATACATCTATATCAAGAGATATATTATGGGGAGATGTAGATATGATGGATCTGGATCCCCTTCATACAACAAGTGGATTAGGATCTACAGCTGTATCTGGTGCTGGTATTTATGATATTAGTGCTTATACAAACTTGGCTGGGAACTCTGCTAATAAAGATATTAGATCTAGAGTAAATGTACAAACAGCAGATTATGTAAACTTAGATATGAAGGAAATAAAAGGGTCTGCTAATTACTTTCATTCTATTAAAGTTTATGATTTAAATTCTGAAGTTATGTATGGAATCAAAGGTCAAGAAGTTCATACTATAAATTCTACAGTTACCTTTGAATATACTGGTATTATTCCTTTCCCATTTGATTACTATCTTCAAAAAGGAAATTTGTTATTCATAAGAGTAAATAACAAAGTTCTTACAGAAAATGAAGATTATGAAATTTATGATTATAACAAAGTAAGATTCTTTAATAATGTATTAGATGGGCAAAAAGAATTAACGTATGATTTCTATTATGATAAAACTACAGATTCTACTAAGTTTAATATAGATAATAGATATATCTTCAAGACTAAGGTTAAAAGTTTTGAAGGAGCAAATTCTATAGATCTTAATCATATTCCTTTTAATAATTTCTTCTTAAAAGGAAATCAGTTGATTGTAACAGTAGATTCGATATTCTTATCACCTAATACTTATGAAGTTGATCAAAACAATATTCTTCATATTAATGATAAGATAGAAACACTTGGTAAGAAAGTAAATTGTATCTTTATCTACTCAGAATTTACAGGTACACGATTTGATAAATTTAGTACTATTGCTACTGAAGAAAATCAAAATAAGTTTATTATAAAAGAACCTTTTATAAACTATTGTGCTAATGAAAACAAATTCTTTGTAACTATTGGAAATAGATTCATATCTAAGAATAAATATGAAGTACAGATCGATATAGAATCTGGTGTTTCTTATATTGTATTTAATGAATCTTATCCTAAAGATACAGTAATAGACTTTAACTTTATCTATTCATCTAATTCTATTTGTACTAAAATAGAACTTAAGAAGAAAGAAATTGTTATAGTTGCAGATGAAAATTATCAAACAACTTTCAATGTAGAATTTCCATTCAAGAATTATATCTCTACTAGATATAAGGTATATCTTAAATACTTAGATAAGTATCTTCCTGAAACTTGGTATTCTGTTACAAATAATGGAGTTACTCTTATAAATGAAACATTAGCTCTTCATAAGGGAGATTCTGTTGTAGTAGAATTAGTTTATATGGATAAAGATAGAACCTTAGAAGAGAATAGCAATATCAAAGTAGCTATGACTCATTTCATTGCTTCTAGAGATAAAGAGTATATCATTCCTATAGAATTTCCTATAGATAATTTTATTACCAAGGGAAATAAGATAGTGGTTGATATAGATGGAACCCTATTAGAAGATTCTGATTTCAAGATTAATAAACTTAAATCAAATATACGTATCTTAAGATCTAAACACTATTTGAAGAAAAATCAGAAAGTAAATATTACTTATATCTATAATGGAGATACTGAATATACTCTCCAATTAGCAGAAAAGAGTTATACTATTTTTAATAGAAACAAAGTAGATTTCAATATTAAATATCCTTTCTTCCCTTATTTGCAAACAGGGCAAGGATTCTTATCAATTTCAGAAAATTCTGTACACAGTAATTCTGATTTGAGTATTATAGATAATTTCAATATTGGATTTAATAAATCTCAAGTATCTAATGAAGATAGCACTGAAAACATCTTATTCGTCTATAATAAATTCTATGAACTTAACTCTCAGTTTAAACTAACCAATAAAGCTCTGCTAACTTCTATTGAAAACATTGGTAAAGATGGATATTTAGATATTAAGGTTCCTTTTGATTACTATTTTGAAAATCAATGGTTGTATTTTGTTACAGATGCAAACAATAACTTTATTGATGAATCAGAATATAATGTATTTAATGGAAGTATGTATTTTACCAATCCTGAAGAGGCTAAAGCAAAATACAGTGGTGGAATACTTGTTCATTATATCTATTCTGAAAATGGAGGAAGCACTTCTTCTGTAGGATATGTATATGAAGAAGATTATGGGGCTACTACAAATCTTAAGTTCTGTAAAGTTCCTATTGATGAACTTTATGTAAGCGATAAATTGAAGAATCCTAACAACTATCGTGATTATGATATCATGGTTAAAGGAGATGGTTGGTGGGATGGTGTAGATTATAAACAGAACAATCATCAAATGGTAAAAGATGAGATCTATAAACAGCAATGGAACTATGCTAGAACTAAATACTATGGGATTACTCAGATTATGGATTTATCTGAATATTCTACTCAAATGAGTTATTTCTATAGCATGTTATACGATGATCAATTCTATGAAGAAAAACTTTTAGTTAAGATTCCTTCTTTATCTACAACTCATCAATTTAAGTTAGCTCATCTATTTATATTTATGAGTGTACTCACTTACGTCTTCAATGGTATAGAAGATTTCATAATAGACAATCCTGCTAAGACTATGATAGTTCAAGGATTTAACTTTAGAACCTCATTAGCAGATCTTAAAGAATATCTTCGTAAAAAGCATAGAACTGAAGATGAATTCCCTATCTGGGACTTTATTACTCCTAAATCCCAAATAAAAGATTTAGCTGAATTCATGAATATATTTAAAACAAATATGAACGTAAGACAGACTATTTGTCAAAATATGCTTGATGCTGAAGATTGGGAAGAATATAAAGTATGGAGTGATATGTATTCTGCATTGATGAATTATAAACTCAATATGGAATACTTTAAATTATCCAATGGATCTATTGCTAAAACTTATACTGAGTTCTTACAAGATAAAGATAAATATCTATATGAATTTATCAATAGAGTAAAAGGTATTACTAATAATGATGAAAAAATAGATACTATAGTAAACATGATTGATGATATAATTTATATCTTAGATGAATATATGGGTGATTGTAAATATATCTTTAATGATTTTGCTGGTCATTCAGGAATAGATATAATGAATTATATCATGAGAATGATTGAATTCTTTAAATCATATAAAATAGTATTCTTGACTAAGAACAGCACCCTTCAAATAGAATGGGGCAAATCTAGAGATGAAGATACTACTTTTGGAGTTATTGATGCTGCATATGATAATGAAATAGATGATAGACAAGATTATTTCTCATTATCAGACAAAGTCTATAATATAGAAACAAATACGATAGAAGATAGATTTGATCTTCGTCCTTGGATGAGAGAAGATATTGTATTTAATTATAATAACTTTAAGAAATATATTACTATAGATCTTAGAGGAAACTTTGCTATCTGGTCAGAGCCTATTTATAAAGATCTTATTTCTGGTACAGCTACTGGAGATGCTTATAAAACATTTGATAAGATTGTGTTAAATCCTGATCCTTTTGTATTTGTAAAAAATCAATTAGACAAATCTATTTTAGCTGGTACTCTTGCTCCTTTTATTAATGAAATAAATGCAGTAATCAGTGGGTCTACTAAAACAAACATCGAAACAAATCCTGCAGAATCTTTCCAAGGTAAGTTTACTTATTCTCCTTCTGAATATAAGCGACCATTGTTTGATGGATTATTAAATATAACTGGTTTGGATTATGATGGGTATAGTTTTGATGGCAGAGCTAGTATATTTACCAAACTTACAAACTTCAAAGATTATCTTAAGAGTTTTGGTGTTAATTTAAAAATGCCTTTAACAAATTATCCTAGAATTGTTCTTATCAAAGATAAAGTGGCATGCAATGTATCTGGTATGTTTGATGGCTGGGAAGGAGTAGTAGATTTCCCTCTAATCCAATTTGACACAAGGTATGTATCTGATTTTTCAAAAATGTTTAGAGACTGCAAAAAAGCCACATCTCTTCCAATAGTTAGATTCTTAAATACAAACAATGCAACTACAACAGAATCTATGTTTGAAAATTGTGCTAAGGTAACATATCTTGATTTTAGTGGATTAAACTTTAACAATGTAACAAATTTCTCAAGAATGTTTGCTGGTTGTTCAAGCCTTTCAATTATTGATGGTATAATTGATATGAAATCTTGTACTAATTGCACAGGAATGTTTGATGGTTGTTCTGCTTTAAGACATATTACAATCATGAATCCTCCTGCAGATTTTGATTTAAATAGTGGATTAGCTAAGCATCAGTATACTGTAGTAACAGCAAATACAACCGAGATGGATCTGAATGCTAGATTTACTATTAATACAAACTTCATCAACTTCAAGAATTTTGTATCTTCTTCTGAAGAATACTCTAAACTTGAAGCGGTAAATAATAATTTAATAAATGCAGTAAGAGGAAAAGCAGCTTCTGGTACAACATACATGTTTGCTATGAGTAAGTTAAAATCTATTCCTAACCTTAGTTTCGATACAAGCAAGGCTTTGAAGATGGATGGTATGTTTGCATACAATAATAATTTAGAAAATATCGATCTTGGTGGTATTAATACAAGTGAGGCAACAACATTGTCTGAAATGTTTGCAATGGATGTTAAATTAACCAGTCTCAATATTTCCACTTTCAATACTTCTAAGTGTGAAGATTTCTCCATGATGTTTGCTGGTTGTACTGCTCTTAAGAAGATAGATGGTATAATCGATATGAAATCTTGCTTAACTTGCACAGACATGTTTGTTGGTTGTACTGGCTTAACTCAAACTGTTAAGATTAAGAATCCTCCTCTTGATTTTGATGATAAGAGCGGATTACCCAAAGACAAATATGTAATTGTTCAATAAATTTAGTTTGGAGGATATAAAGTGAATATTAAAGAAAAATATATCCCTAAAGAAGAAGTAATTTCCAATGGGTCAGATGAATTAGTTTCTTTAGTAGAAGGCCATCCTAATGGTCTTAAAACAGAAGTAATTATTAAAGACCATGATACTGGATTGGAATTGTTTAGAGGGAGTAACAAAACCCTGATTCCTGGATCTGAATTCATGGCAATGAAAATGTTTGATATTCATGATAAAGTATTTATCACACCTACGTATAATAATAGATTACAGTTAGACAATACAGAAAATGTTTCTAATAATGATTATTTAAACAATTATTATGTATCTCTTTTCTGTATGGGAACTTCTGGTTGTAATAGAGAATCTGCTTTAAAATATGAAGTAGATAGCAAGAAATGGATTGCACCTGAAGATATGGTTCCTTTCCAATATATTCCTGATGGTAAAGATTTAGATCAAGATGAACGTCAAGTGTATTTTGGTAAAAAGACTTTTACAGATAAAAAGTTTATTGCTTATTATTTTAAGAAGTTTGATAGCGAACCTACTATTAGAAAACAATTAGAAGATGGAACTCCTATTGATTCTTCTATTTATGATGATCAATCTGAATTTCCTGCTCAAGTTATTATTGAAAATACTTTAGTAGTAACTAAAGACGATGGTCGTGATTACTTTATTAATACAACAGGTATTAATGATTCAAGATTTAATTGTATCAGTCTTTGTTTAGCTTGGGAAAAATTAGGTGAAGATGGATTTACTTATTTCCAAGATATCAGACCTGCTACAAGAATCAACTTCCCTAATAAGTTCTTGAATGATAGAGGAGCTTCTTGGGATATTATTTATAGAATCTATTTCTAAAAAACATATAATATAAATTATATATTATAATCCCATAGGAGATACTATCTCCTATGGGTATTTTTTATTAAAGGATTGATGTAAATGTGAAACAACACAATAAAAATAAATTGCTCGAAATTAAAAAATTAAAAAGTAATATACTTATTAATAATAGGGGAGGAAAGGAAGAGGAAAAGATGATTCCAATTGCTGAATATATAGATCAGTTGATTCTGGATATAGATCAAGAAATAAAAGATAGTAAAGTAGAAGGAATTCTAAGTTCTATTATAGTTTTTGTTCCTATATTGTTACTCTTATTTGGATATCTGTATTTATGAAAAGAATAACTCCATACTCGAAATGAGTATGGAGAATATTTTTATTCATATCCAAATATTTTATTATAACCATAATCTCCCATATCAAATATTTTTATTGTACTATCATGGAAGGTTTTCATAGATTTCAATTTAATACTAGCAGGAATTACATAAGAAGCTACACCAACATTCTTAATTCCTAATCTAGTAAATAGATTACCAGCACATTTATTACAGATTCCTTTTTCAGATTCACACAATCCAGAATATCTGAATTTTACTTTTTTACCTAAATAAGAATCTCTATTATCAGAAGTAAGTTCTACTAATCTATTTCCAGATTCTACAATATAAGAATACATCCAATCATCAATATTATCTTTTGTTAAAGTAACAGATTTTGTTCTCTTAGTACCACAGTCACTGCCAGCAGGAAGAATATACAAATGTTCTAAGGCTTTAACAAAAATCTTTTCCATAGCACCACCATCTGCTGTTTTCTTAGC